GCATTAATCATAGGGGGAGGGGGTAATGCTCGACCAAGCAAAGTTGAAAAGTCTGTTGAGATATGACCCAGAGACGGGCCAGTTTTTCCGAGCGTTAACCAGGGGTTGCTGCAGAGAAGGGCAAAAAGCCGGAAGCAAAAACGGCCATGGTTATTTGATGATATGGGTTGATGGAAAGCCATACCTTGCACATCGGCTTGCTTGGCTCTACGAACATGGAAGTTGGCCGCAAGGTTTTGTTGATCACATCAACATGAACAGGTCCGACAACAGGATCGCCAACCTGCGGCGGGCTAGCAGATCTGAAAACGGATACAACCGACCCCCGCCCAGGAACAACAAAAGCGGCCACAAAGGAGTTCACTGGCATGCAAGAGACAAATCTTGGCGTGTTGTCTGCACTGTCGATGGATCAACCCGGTTGATTGGTTACTTCAAGGAAATTGAAGCCGCCGTTACAGCAAGAAACAATTTTGCAAAAGAGCATCACTTGGATTTTTATAGACCATGAGAGGCCGACCAAAAACACCGACCGCAATCAAGGAGGCTACAGGCAATCCTGGAAAGCGATCAACAAAAACAAAAGAGCCCGACCCGGATTACCTGCAGGACTTGAGCCCGCCTGAGTGGATGCCTGAAAAGGCCCAAGCCATCTGGCGCGAAGAAGCGCCGAAGTTTCGCAAGGCGCGGCTGCTGACGGAGATTGACGTGCTGGCCTTTGCGGCCATGTGCATCGCAGCGGCCGACTACCGCCGCGCCGTCGAAAAGACCGGCGAGAACGATGTCAAGGCGAATTACAAGGAAAAAGACGGCGAAACCGTGGCGGTTGGTGAGCACATCAACCCCTGGGCGCTGGTGAAAAGCATGAGCGCCAAGCAGCTGACCGGCTGGCTTGGCAAGTTTGGCGGCACTCCGCAAGACCGAACACGAGTCGAAATCAACCCGCAAGCAAGCCTTTTTGGCGATGGCGACAAGAAAAAAGACCCCGCAGAAAGCTATTTCCACTGATCCGGTGGGCTATTACGCCCAAGAAGTTGTCAGCGGCAAGATCATTGCAGGGCCGCATGTGCGCGGGGCGTGTGCCCGGCACCTGCGAGATCTGGAAACTGGCGCAGAGCGCGGTTTGTGGTTTGACCAGGAAGCCGCGCTGCGGGCCATTGGGTTTTACCGCGATGTGCTGCGCCTGAACGGCGGCGAGTTTGAGGGCTTGCCATTTGAGCTGTTGCTTTGGCAAAAGTTCATTGTGGGCAGCTTGTTTGGCTGGAAGGGCGCAGACGGTTTTCGCCGTTTTCGTGTGGCCTACGTCGAAACCGGCAAGGGCTCGGGAAAAAGCCCACTGGCCGCTGGTGTTGGGCTGTATGGCCTGACCGCAGACGGCGAGGCCCGTGCTGAAATCTATGCCGCCGCGACCAAAAAAGATCAAGCCATGGTGCTGTACCGCGACGCGGTGGCCATGTGGCAGCAGTCGCCAGCGCTCAAGCAGCGACTGACATCGAGCGGCACCGGGCAAAACATCTGGAACTTGGCCTACCTGAGCACGGGCGGTTACTTTCGCCCCATCAGTGCAGATGATGGCCAGTCAGGACCGCGCCCACACATTGCGCTGATTGACGAAATTCACGAACACCGCAACAACATGGTGGTCGAGATGATGCGGGCGGGCACGAAGAGCCGACGCCAGGCGCTGATCTTCATGATCACCAACAGCGGCTCCAACAAGACCGGACCCTGCTGGCAGTACCACGATTACGCCAACAAGGTGTCGGCTGGGCTGCTGCAAGACGATGGTTTCTTTGGCTACGTGGCCGGACTTGACGAAAAAGACGACCCTTTCCGCGACGAAAGTTGCTGGCCCAAGGTCAACCCAAGCCTGCAGGGTGCCAACCTGCCCGGCATAAAGTACCTGCGAGAGCAGGTGACCGAGGCCCGGGGAATGCCCAGCAAAGAGGCACTGGTGCGCCGCCTGAACTTTTGCCAATGGACGGATGCCGCAAACCCTTGGATCAGCGCCGATGTGTGGCTGGACGCGCAAAAAGAATTCGACTGGCGCACGCTGCGAGGCCGCCGTGCATGGGGTGGGCTGGATTTGTCCAGCACGACCGACTTGACCGGCCTGGTGCTGTACGTCGAGCCCGAAAACGAAGGCGACCCTTGGCACCTGGTGCCGTTTGGTTGGTTGCCCGATGAAGGGCTGGACCAAAAGGAAAAAACCGACCGTGTGCCTTACCGGGCATGGAAAACGGGCGGCCACCTGGAAACTACCCCCGGCAAAGCCATCAGCAAGCTGGCGATTGTGAAGAAGTTGGTTGAGATTTCCCGGTTTTTTGACCTGCAGGCGGTCGCTTTTGACCGCTGGCGCATCGAAGACCTGAAGTCGATGGCCGATGACAACGACATCGACCTGCCCAACATGACGCCATTCGGCCAGGGCTACAAGGACATGAGCCCCGCCATTGAGGCTTTTGAGACCGAATTGCTGAATGGCCGGGTGATTCACCCCGGCAACCCGGTGCTTACCTGGTGCGCGGCCAACGCCGTGACCACCAGCGACGATGCCGAAAACCGAAAACTGAGCAAAGAAAAGGCCTGGGGCCGCATTGACCTGATCGTCGCCGCTTTGATGGCGGTCGGATGTCACGCCGGGACCCACAAGTCGGGGACCAGCAGCTTTTTTGAGAGCTTCGCCACATGAACTTTTTGAAACGCGCCGCCCTGTCTTGGGCCATCAAAGGCGTGGACCTGTCGCTGACCGAGCCCAGGGGCTGGGAGAGTCTTGGCGTGGAATCCACCTGGGCCAAGGTGCCGGTGAACGAAAACACGCAACTGCAGATCGCCGCCGCCTTTTCTGCCATCCGCTTGATCAGTGAAACCGTGGGCACGCTGCCCCTGCACCTGTACCGCAAGACCAAAAACGGCCGCGAACGCGCCACCGACCACGCCATTTACCAGTTGGTGCACGACATGCCCAACGAATACATGACGGCGGTGGAGTGGAAAGAGGCCATGGTGGTCAGCTTGGCCACCATGGGCCAGTCTTACAACTACGTCAACCGCATGGAAAGCACGGGCCGGGTGATCAGCATCCAGCCGGTGCACAAGTCGCGGGTGAAGCCCGTGGTCAAGCAAGACGGGTCGATTCGCTACGACATGACCGACAAGCACGGCATCCAGATCGAGCTGGTGCGCAAAGACATCTTGCCGATCAGAGGCTTTGGCGGCGTGGGCAGCCTCGAAGGCTACGCCCCCCACAAACTGCACAGCAACAGCCTGAGCTTGGCCCGAGCGCTTGAAAAATACGCCGCCGAATTCTTTGGCTCTGGCGCTCGACCGTCGGGCGTGCTGACCACCGAGCAGGAATTCAAAGCATCTGAGCGCACCGCGATCCGCGAGAACTTTCAAAAGTACGTGGCCGAAAGCTGGACCAGCGGAAAGCTGCCCCTGCTTGAGAACAACCTGAAATACCAGGCCATCAACACGCCCAACAACGAGGCGCAGTTCCTGGAAAGCCGCAAGCTGCAGGTGGCCGAAATCGCCCGCATCTACCGTGTGCCGCTGCACATGCTGATGGAGATGGACAAGGCCAGCTACAACAACACCGAGCAAGCGAATAAGCACTTTTTGGACTACACCCTGCTGAGCTACCTGGTGCGCATCGAGCAAGCCATGAAAAGCTGCCTGCTGACCGACGCCGAGCGCCGCGCCGGTATGTATTTTGAGTTTGACGTGCGCGGCCTGCTGCGCGGCGACACCACCCAGCGCGCACAGTACTACGTGAGCATGCGCACCGCTGGCGCCATGACCCAAAACGAGATTCGCACGCTGGAAAACATGGACACTCGCGACGGCGCGGACGATTTGCATGTGCCGCTGAACATGACGCCAAGCGACCTTCTGCGCACCATCCAAACCCCCACACCTTGAAGGCCCACACATGGACCGCATTCACTGCCCTCTTGAGATCAAAAGCGCCAAAGAAGACGGCACTTTTTCAGGTTACGCCGCCGTCTTTGGCAACATCGACCTGGGCTACGACGTGATCGAGCCCGGCGCGTTCAAAAGCGCCAAGACCACCGCCGACGGCCAGCTGCGCATCGCCATTGATCACAGCATGGGCAAGCTGGCGGGCAAAGCCACCTACAAACAAGACGAACACGGCCTGTGGGTCGAAGGCAAGCTCAGCCTGGGCGTGAGCTACGTGAAAGACGTGTACCAGCTCATGCGCGATGGCGTCATGGACGGCCTGAGCGTGGGCTTCAACATCCTCAAAGACGGCAGCGACTACGAAGAGCGCAGCGGCAAGTTTGTCCGCGTCATCAAAGCCGCTGAGCTTTGGGAATTTTCAATTGTGGCTTTTGGCATGAACCCGCTGGCCAAAGTGGATTCGGTCAAAAGCATCCGAGATTTCGAGGCCCAACTTCGCGGCCTTGGATACAGCCAGACCGAGGCGAAAGCCCTGGCGTCTGGCGGCTTCAAGTCGCTTGGCAATCACCGGGATGGTGACCACCAAGACAGCGCGATGCTGGCAGACGCCCTCAAGTCCCTCAAAACCCACCTCACTTTTTAAACCTCACCTGAAGGAAAAACCATGTCCGACATCATTGAAAACCTGAAACAAATTGGCGATGTGGCCAAGTCCGCCAAAGAAACCGTCGAGAGCGTGCGCAAATCGCACCAGGAGCTGGACGGCCGCGTCGCCAAAATGCACGACGAGCTGAAGGCTGGCACCGTTGACGCCACCACCAAAGCCGCCTACCAAGACGCCGTGGCCAAAGTCGCCAAGCACGAAGACACGCTGGACAAGCTGAATAAAGAAATCACCGAGCTGGCCCAAAAGTCCGCCAACATGATGCAGCAATCCCAGCAGCGCAAGTCCATCGGCCAACTGGCTGCTGAAAGCGACGAAGCCAAGAACTACCGTGGTGGCAAGGCCGTGCTGGTCGAGCACAAAGGCAGCATGTTCACCAAAGCCGCCGTCACCAGCGCCGCTGGCAGCGCCGGTGCGTTGATCGAACCCTACCGCGTGCCCGGCGTGATGATGGGCCCTGACCAGCCGCTGACTGTGCGTGATTTATTCATGTCCATCTCCATCTCGACCAACGCGGTCGAGTGGGTCAAAGAACTGCTGTTCACCAACAACGCAGGCCCACAAAACGGCCAAGGCACGGTCAAGCCCGAGTCCGGCATCACCTTCGAGAAGAAGACAAGCGCCATCGAAACACTGGCCCACTGGATCCCAGCCAGCCGCCAAGTTTTGGCTGACGCGCCCATGTTGGCCGGCATGATCGACACGCGCCTGCGCTACGGCCTGAAGCTGAAAGAAGACCAGCAGTTGATGTTGGGCGACGGCACCAACGGCAACCTGTTGGGTTTGGTGCCACAGGCCACAGCCTACGTGGCCACCGGCCTGCCCGCCAACCCCACTCGCGTGGACCACCTGCGCTGGGCGTTCTTGCAGGCCACCAAGTCGCTGTACCCCGCAGACTTTGCGGTGCTCAGCCCCACAGATTGGGCGCTGATCCAGCTGACCAAGACCGTGGACGGTGCCTACCTGTTCGGCACACCCACAGACGGCGCTGCGCCCCGCATCTGGGGCAAGCGCGTGGTTGAGAGCCACAGCTTGGCCACCAACAGCTTCTTGGCTGGCTCCTCGATGGCCGCCACCATCTGGGACCGCGAAGAAGTCACCGTGCGCGTGGCCGAAGAGCACGCCGACTTCTTCGTCAAGAACATGGTCGCCATCTTGTGCGAAGAGCGTTTGGGCTTCACCGTCGAGCGCCCTGCGGCCATCATCTCGGGCACTTTCCCTTGATGCCCTGACCTGATAGGCCCCAAAAGGCCTGCCCACCGAAAGGACGGCGGGCCTTTTTTTACCCTGCCGGACCCACACCATGCCCCTCATCGCCATCAAACCATTCTTGGACGGTCAAGGCCGCCTGATCGCCGTGGGCGAGACCCTGCCCACCGGCTACGACGCCGCCACCCTGGCGCACTACGACCGCTTGGGCATGACCGCCGAAGCCAAAGCCACCCGCACCACCCGCAAAACAGCAGCTGCCAAGGATTCCTTGGCCGCTGAAGCAGCCGACCAGGCTGAGCAAGCAGCCGAAACGCAAGCCGAAGCCTCCGCTGAAGCAGCCGACCAGGCTGACCAAGCCGAATAAGCCCCGACCGCCTCGCAAGCGGCCCCGCAACCGGGGCCGCTTTCAAGATCGTCTCGCACAGAAGGAAACCACACCATGCCAGCAGTCCCACATGACGGCTTTACGACCCAACTTGTCGTCGTCTCCCCGGACGGGAAAAGTCACACCCTCGCCGCGCAGCTCATAGATTCACCTGGCGCACCAGCAGCCGCCGCTGCGGGCCTGACCGATGCGCAGCTGCGGGCCTCGCCCGTTGCCACCGCCGATGCGGCCGCCACGGCCAAGATTGAAGAGTTGCGCCTGCAGCTGGTCACGCTGCTGGGCAACACCGACAACGTCGAGACGCTGCAAACCAACGCCATCAACCTGCTGACGCTCACCAACCAGTACAACGACGGCATCGAGGGCCTGCTCACCACGCTGGGCAGCAACACCGATGGTCTGGAGACGCTGATCTCCACCATGACCGGCCATGTGGACGCCCTGGAGCCCCTGCTGACCGAAATCAAGGCCCTGGCCACGACCGATGCGGCCAAGCAAGACGCGCAAAAAGCCGTGCTGGACGCCATGGCCCACTTCAGCCAGGTGTTCTGATGCTCACGCCCGAGTCTCCGAGCCGCGGCACGGGCGTCACCGTTGCGGCTCTGGCCATGGCCACCATCGTGGCCATTGTCGGCATCGTGGCCATGGTGATCGTCTCGACCCATGCACCTACCGCCGCGCCTGTGGTGACGTGCCATAGCGCATGGGCGCTTTCCGAATCAACGCAGCCCCCGCAGGCCCGCAAGCCCAAGGTATGCCCCAAGGCTGAATAAATGCAGCTCGCACTCCGATCAGACGAGCCGCGAGGCGCTGGCCTTTGGCAGAGCTTTGCGTGCTGGCTCATTCGCGCCCGGCTGGTCAGCCGATACAGTCACGGCGGCGTGGTGATCGATGGCCACCTGTACCACGCCACCACGGCCGGCGGCCTGCACATGCTCAAGCCCGGTGAATGGAGTCCCGAGCTTTGGGACCTGTTTGACACAGAAGCCGACAGCGCGACCGCCCTGCAGCTTTACGCGCAGCACGCTGGGGCCGGTTACGACTGGTTCAGTCTGTTGGCGTTTGTTGGTGTGCGGGCGCGCGATGCACGGCGTTTTTATTGTTACGAGTGGTGCTGGATGGCTCTCACAGGTGAAGGCCCCAAGGCCCGAGTGACGCCCGAAGTGCTGCTGCGTTTTGCCCTGAAGGCCCACCCATGAACCCCAACCATCACCAAACCCCCCCGCAGCCGTGGTCCTGGTTCACCGACAAGGTGCTGCCACCCGTTTTTGCAGCCCTCTCGATTGGGGCCATCACGTCTGGAATTGCCACACACCAGGCCGTACAGGGCCTGACTTCAAAGATCGAGCAGACCGACAAAGAGGTCGCACAGCTCAAGTCCCGGCTGGATGCTGTGGCGGCGCACTCGATCACCCGCGCCGAAATGCTTGAAACCATGAAGCGCGTGGAGCTGCAGTTGGAACTGATGATGGCGCGCGCCAACATCAAAACCCCGCGCACTGAACACTAAGGAATACCATGAAAACTGCCGCCACCCTCATTGTTGCGCTGACCGCAGCACTGGCCCTGACCGGCTGCGCCCATGTGGGCACCGGCTACTGCGAGCCACAGCCAGACGGCTCCAAAGTCTGCAAGCTGGTGGTTGACAAATGCCACGAGCTGCCCAAAACAATGGTCCTCGACCTGCGCTGAAACCATGCCCATCAAACCCGACCTGCAAAACGCCCTGATGCGCCTGCGCATCGATGCCGACTTGTCCGACGATCTGGACCGAGCCTTGGGCGAAGCCGTGGCCGAGGCCGAGGTGTACCTGGACGGCAAACTGTTTGCCACCGCCGCCGACCGCACCACCGCCGTGACCGCCGCCGTGGGCGAACAAGCCAAGGCCGAAGCCGCCCGGGGCATTGTGGTCACCGAAGACATGCACGCCGCGATGATGATGCTGGCCGATGCCGCCGTGGGCGACAACGACCAGACCAACCGCGAAAGCAAGCGCGCAGCGGCCATTCACATCTTGCGCCGCCACCGCAACAAGGGCACCTGAGTCATGCAAAGCAGTCAAAAGCTCAACAAGCGCGTGACCATCGAGCGCCCGACCGATGAAAAAGACAAGTTCGGCCACCGCAAACAGGCCTGGACCCTTGTGGACACCGTGTGGGCAGGCATCCGGCCCATGGGCAGCAACGAGCGCGTGGCCGCTGCGCAAATGCACAGCGGGCAAACGCACGTCATCACCACCCGCTGGCACGAGAGCTTGGCGGCCGTGGATGGTGCGCACCGCATCGTGTGCGGCACCAGGCACTTCAACATCGTGGGCTTGCCCCGAAACATCAACGAGGGCGGCCGCTGGCTGGTCTTTGACGCAACCGAAGGAGGCACCGATGGCCATTAAAAACCGACACCTGGTGTTTGCCAAAAACTGCACCAACGCCCACGGCACCTTTGCCAATGGCAGCCCGGCCCGGGGCGCATTCAGCGACCAGCTGGTGGCTGATTACTTGGCGGTGGGCATTTTGGTGGACCGGACACCGGCCGCCGATTTTGCCCTCATGGATGAGGGTGACAAACCCGAATCGGACCCAGATCAGGCCCCCGTCACCACACCGCCCGCCACCCGGCTGGCCCGAAAGCGCTAAGCCATGGCCGACCTCGCTGTAGGCGTCTCAGGGCTGGTTGAACTTGATGCGCTACTTAAGAAGCTACCCGCCGTGGTCGAGTTCAACGTGATGCGCGGCGCTCTGCGCGCCGGGCAAAAAGTCATCATGGAAGAAGCCAAGGCCCTTGTGCCTGTGGACCAAGGCGACCTGCGTGACAGCATCCGCATCAGCTACCGAGCCCGAAGCAAAAAGTATGGATGGACGCGCATGCACCTGATCGCGGGCAACAAAAAAGCCTACAACGCCCACTGGATCGAATACGGCACAGCCAGCTTCTACACAGGCAGCGGCCGCACCGTGGGTAAGCCCTACATCATCAAAGCCAAAGACAGCCAAGGCAGAGAGTTGAAAAACAAATTCAAAAAGGCCGCATTGCGCATTGGAGCCAAGATGGTGGGGCAAGTCATTCACCCCGGCATCAAGCCCCAACCCTTCATGCGCCCCGCTTTTGACCGCGCAAGCGGCCCCGCCATCAACGCCGCCGTGGTTTACATCCGAACCCGCCTGCACAAAGAGCTGTTGAAAAACGCCAAGGCCTGACCATGTACGCCGAAGACATCATTGCCCAAGTGCTCCAAGACCCCCGACTGGTCGCCGCCACCGCGGGCCGCATCGCCTTTGTGCAGCTGCCCCAAGACACCGACTACCCGGCCATCGTCTACAACGTGGTGAGCGACAACCCTATGCGTCGCCTGTGCTCACCCAGCGTGACGTACACAGCCCGCATCCAGATCAACCCCTTCGCCACCACCGTGCGCGGTGTGCTGGACCTGCACACCCTGGTGCGCACCGTGCTCGAGAGCTACACCCCGGTCAACGTGGGCCGCAGCACAGAAAGCTGGTCCGATTACTACTTTGCAGGCTTTAGCCGAATCGGTGCCTGCGTGTATGAGGGCATGGGCCCCACCAGCAAGGACGAACTCACCGGCACCTGGACAAAGAGCGCCGATTACATGCTGCTGTACGAAAGCAAGCCACCCGCCACCCCGCCATAAGCCGAGTCCAGCCCACGCGGACACGACCCAACAAGCGCCCCCAAGCGCTCCCCCGATCAGCCGCCAGACCGCAAAGCCTGGCGGCTGTTTTTTTTGCCCGCGATGCGGGTTTTTTCTTTTCTTCAAAGGACCCAAGCCATGACAGTTCGCGCATCTGTCGGCACCTGCATCGCAGTCAGTGCCGCCCTCCCAGCCACCCACGACAACACGGGCTTTTCTGCCCTCACGTTCACGCAAATCGGTGAACTCGAAAGCATCGGCGACCTGACCACCACGCACGCCGCCGTGTCTTTCGCCAACATGTGCACCGGCAAAACCACCACCATCAAGGGCGTGGAAGAAGCCGTGACAGTGCCAGTGGTTGTCGCCCTCGACCGCGATGACGCAGGCCAAACCCTGATGTCAGCCGCCCGCAAGTCGGCCAACGACTACGCCTTTGCAGTGACCGAAGCCAATGGCGACAAGGTGTACTTCATCGGCAAAGTCATGAGCGACGGCGTGCAGTACGGCGGCGTGGGCGACGTCAAGAAAGCCCCCTACAGCATCGGCGTCACCGCCCCAGCCACAGGCGACACCTTCGTCGTCTTCAACGCGGTCTAAGCCACCGCATTCCACCGTGCACCGACCCTGCTGGGCTCTCCACTTTTGCGGGTGGAGGCCCAGCCGGGCACGGGCATGCAACACCACCACCACCCGCAAACGAGAAAACACCATGTCATTTAACCTGCGCTCCATCAAGACCATCGACACATTCACCGCCGAAATCAAAGACCCGGACGGCAACCCCACAGGCGTCACCTTCATCCTGGCAGGCCCCACGCACCCCGTGCGCAAAGCTGTGGCCCACGCCGCACAACGCAAGCTGCTGGCAGGTGCGCGCCGCACAGGTCAGATCGAACTGCCAGACCCCGAAGAGACCGAAAAAGAGCGCACCACCAACTTGACCAAGTTCACGTTGGGCTGGTCCGGCTTTGCCGACGAAAACGGCGAAGTGCCCTTCAGCGAAGCCACAGCACGCGCCCTGTATGCCGACCCTCAAATGACCTGGCTGGCTGACCAGGTGGACACCGCGCTGAACAATAAGCAGCTTTTTACGCAGAGCGCCGCCACCAACTGATCGACGAGGTGGCGCTGTACGCCCGGCAACTGGCCTGGCTGCAGCACCGCCCCGAAAAGACCGGCAAGGCCAGCGAAGACAAAACGCCAGAGCCCACCCGGTTTGAACAGATCACGGCCAAAGGCGGCACCCCCGTGCTGCCCCCCGTGGAGGCGCAGCACGTCATTGCATGGCTGCACCAGCTGGGCTGGTGCATGCCCAGCGGCATGGGCATCGGCCCACTGCCCGCCACCGAGATCGAGGCCTGGGCCCGCCTGAGCCAAACCCCGGTCGACCCGTGGGAGTTTGACGCCCTGCGCGCTGGCAGCAGCGCCTACGCAGCCCAAAGCAGCAACGACACTCCGCAAGCCCCATGGGGCGAGCAAGAGCAACACAAACCCAAAGTGGCAGGCGCATTTGCGGCGCTGGCCAAGAAAGTCAACGGCAAATGACAGTCGTCAGCTCCCTCGTGATCGAGATGGCGGCCAATGTGGCCCGCCTGCAGCAAGACATGGACCGCGCCCGCAAAGTGGTCGATGACTCGATGGGCCGCATCACCGGCGCTGTCGAAGGGGCGCAGCGCGCCTTTGGCTTGCTGGCCGCTGCAGCCGGTGGTGCCACCTTTGGCGTGGCCATCAAAAACGCCATCAATCTGGCCGACCAGATGGACGACCTGGCCGAGAAAACCGGCATCACCGCCAAGGCCCTGTCGAGCCTGCGCTTTGCGGGCGAAGCCACGGGCACGCCCATGGAGGCGCTCAGCACCGGCCTGCGCAAACTCAGCCAAAACATGGCGGGCGCATCCACAGGCGGCAAAGAGCAGGCAGAAATGTTTGCGCGCCTTGGCGTCAGCGTGAACAACGCCTCTGGCAGCCTGCGCGGCAGCGACGCCGTGCTGCGCGATCTGGCCGACCGCTTCAGCGACATGCAAGACGGCCCAGCCAAAGCCGCTTTGGCCATGGAGTTGTTTGGCAAGTCGGGCGTGGACATGGTGCCCCTGCTGAACCAGGGCGCGGACGGCATCGAGGCCCTGCACAATGAAGCCGTGAAGCTGGGCGCCGTGATCGGCAACGACTTTGCCAAGCAGGCCGCCGACTTCAACGACAACCTGACCAAGATGACGGCCGCAGGGCAGGGCTTTTTCATGGTCATCGCCGAGCAAGTGCTGCCCATCCTCAACCGCATGGCCTCGGCATTTCTGGATGCGCAAAACGGCGGGTCAGCCTTTGCCGAGCTGATCGGCAAAGTGCTGAAAGTTGCCCTGGAAACCGTGCTGGTGCTTGGTGCCAATGTGGTGTTTGTGTTCCAGGGCATCTGGCGCGAGCTGCGGGCTATTTACGACCAGGCGGGCGCACTGCTGACGCTGGATTTTGAAAAGCTCAAAAACGTCAAGATCAAACTCGACCTGGACAACACCAAGGCCCTGCAAGACCTGAAAAACTTTGAGACCGCCGTCATGGGTGCTGGCGGCCGTGGCGCTGGTTACTCAGATCCGCGCATGGAAGCCGCCAGAGCCCAGCTCAAAGAGGCCGGCCTGATCGAAGAAGCCAACGCCGCCCGCCAATACGAAGCCCAAAAGCGCCTCGCCCAGCTGCGCGAAGAAGCCGCCAAAGCCGCAGCCCGCCAAGCCGCCGAGGCCGCCAAGGCGCTGGAAAAGCTGATCGCCGACGGCGTCAAACTCAGCGAAGCCCTGACCGCTGCCGAAAACGGCCTCTCGCCAGACTTCGCCGCCAAGTGGGACAGCCTGCAGGCCGCATTCAAGGCGGGTGCACTCAGCACCGACCAAGTGCTGGCCGCCCAGGCCGCGCTGCTCGCCCTGCAACCGGCCATGAAAAAGGCCGAAGAAGAGCGCCTCAAGCGCATCAAAGAACAAATCGACGTCGACCAGCGTGCCGCCGACGCCATGCACAAAGACCTGGAGGCGCTGCGCAAAGCCAATGAAGCCTTGGAGCTGCACAACCAGGAAATCGGCCTCACAGCCGAGCAGCTCAACGCCCTGCGCATCGCCCGGCTGGACGAAGAAATCGCCATCCAGCAAAGCATCGTCACAGAGTATGAAGAGATCAAAGCCCGTGGCGGCGTGACCGACCAGCTGCAGCAACAGATCAACAAGCTCGACGAGCTCAAGAAAAAGCGCGAACTGACACTGGGCGGCCAGACCGCTCAAGTAGCCGTCGACGCCGCCAAAAAAGCCGCCGACGAATGGCAGCGCACCGCCGACAAGATCGAGTTCGCCCTGACCGACGCCCTGATGCGCGGCTTCGAGAGCGGCAAGGGGGTTTTGAGGAACCTCGTTGACACCATCAAAAACATGTTTTCTACGCTGGTGCTGCGGCCTGTGGTGCAAGCTGTGGCGGGCTCGGGTCTTGGCTTTTTGGGTCTGGGCATGCCTGGCTCTGCAGCGGCCAGCACGGGCGCAAACTTCGCCGCCAGCCTGCTGGGCAACTACGCGCCATCAGCCCTGGCATCGTCCATTTTTGGCAGCACAGCCGCCTACGGCGCCGCCATTGGCGGGGGCAGCATGGCAGCCGGTTCGCAGGCCGCCATGCTGGCCGCACAGACCAGCGGATTTGGCGCGGCTGGCACGCTGGCCACGGCATCTGCAGCAGGCACGGGCTCGTCCCTCATGGCCAGCGCAGCTGTTGCGGGCCCTTACGTCGCCGGCGCTGTGGCCGTGCTCAACGCGCTGGGCGCGTTTCGCAGCAACGAAACGGTGGGCGGTGGCCTGGTGGGCACGCTGGGCGCGGGTAACGTGCAGGCCTACGACCTCAACCGCAAAGGCGGCTCTCTGATCGACGGACCCAGTTATTCGCTGGGCAATGTGTCATCCAATGAGCAGACTGCAGCCCTCGAAAACGCCTTTGTCACCCTGCGCACTAGCACGGCACAAATGGCCAAAGACCTGGGCTTGGCCACCGCACAAATCGACACCTTCACGATGGCCGTGGGCGACGTGCGCGTGCACCCCGACATTGACCGGCTGGGCTTGAAGCTCGACGGCCTGAGCGAGCCGCAAAAGCTGCAAAAGATCAACGAGCTGCTGCAAAAGTCTGCCGACGGAATGGCCGCTGTCGTGCTGGGCGCAGGGGCCACCGCCCAGCAACTTGCCCAAATCTACGCGGCCACAATGCAAGAGCGCAAAGGCCTTGAAGGCCAGTTGCTGCAGCTGCAAGGCAACACGGTCGAGATTCGCAAGCGCGAGCGCGAGGCCTTGCAAGTAAGCAACCGCGCCATTTACGACCAGATCACAGCCCTGCAAGACAGCAAGGCCGCCACTGAAGAGGCTGCACGCGCCCAGCTGGCCGCCGCCGATATGGCCCGCGCAGCCGCCGAATCCGCCCGCGCCGCAGCCAATACAGCAGCGTCCGGCGTGGCATCGGCCAGCGCCGCCGTCCAGGCCATCCAGCAGCAAGGCACATCCAATTACTTGACTGCCCTCGATGCTGTGGCCAGCGTGCAAAGCCAAATCGCAGCGCAAGCCCTGCAGGTGGCCAGCACCTACCGAGACCTGGGCAAGAGCCTGCGCGAATACGTGCGCGGCATTGTCACGCCACCAAGCGATGCTTTTGCCAAAACGCTGACCAAGGCCTTGGCCGGCGATAGCAAGGCCATGGCAGACCTGCCCGGCGCAGCCACGGCCGCCGCCGATGCGGCCCGCAGCGCAGCGGGCACAGCAGCAGAATTCCGCTTCCAGCAAGCGCAAATCATGCGCGGCGTGCTAGATGCCGCAGCCCAGGCCGAAGCCCTGAGCGCCACAGCCGCAGCCGAAGAAAAGACCTTGCAGCAGCGCCTGATCGACGCACAAGCCGAGCTGACCGAGGCCATGCGTGTGGCCAACGCCATCGGTGCACCACTGGCTCAAACACAGGCCAACCTGGTCACGCAGTACCAAGCCGCATCGGCCCAGCTGGCAGACGCTCAGTCTTGGTCCAAGCGCATGCAAGACACGCTCGACGCCATCAAGACCGCCACCATCGCGGGCAGCGAGGCCTCGCGCTCCATGTGGACGGCGCTGGTCATGGGCTTCGACAAGATGGACGCCACCCAAGACGGACTACTCAGTGCCAACGAGTTTTTTATCGGCATGGCTGGCAAGGCCACCGACAAAGAGATTGAGGAACTGTTTGCGCTGCTGGACACCAATGGCGACGGGCAGCTCAGCAAGCTCGAAGCCATCGTGGCCAACACCGCAATCATGGCCGCCAAGATAGGGCAGGGCACGTCAAGCGCCATCGGCACCGCCACCACTGGCACCACACAAGAGATGACGCAAGCCGCCTTTGTGGCTGCACTGCAGGCCGAAGCCACAAAGCAGGGTCTGTCCACGTCAGCAGTCACGCCATCTTTTAGCAACGGCCTGTTTGCCCAGCTGGACGCCAACAAATCCGGCGGCCTGTCTTCGTCCGAATCGTCAGCCAGCACCATCACATCAGCGATCAGTAACCTTCTGGCCAGCACCACCGCCGCGCAAGCCATCACCCTAAGCGCCAAGGATTTGCAAATCCTCAGTTCTGGGGCCATGACGCCCGTGAATGCGGGCTCTGGCGAGGCGGGCGCGGCTGTTTTTTCGCTGTTCAAAGAGCACCTGGGCCGCCGCCCGGAGTTGGATGGCTACAACTACTGGGTGCAGACTTATGCGGCCATCAAGGCCGCCAGCACGTCGGCCAATGCGTATCGGGAGATCGAAAAGAACATCAAGGGCGCAGCCGAGGGTGTGGGTGGCGTGGCTGGCGCAAAGAAGTACGTGTCTGATTACTTTATTGGCCTGGGCGGCACGCAGGCGGGTGGCGAAGAAGCTATCAAGCGCCTGTTCTTCGCCAGCGGCGGTGCCTTCACCAATGGGATCGCCACCCGACCCACCGCATTTGACGTTGGAGTGATGGGCGAAGCTGGCCCCGAAGCCATCATGCCACTCAGCAACATTAACGGGTCATTGGGCGTGCGCGCCCAAATGCCTGGCATGGACGGCCTGCAAGAAGAGCTGCGCGCCCTGCGCGCCGAGGTGGTCAACCTGCGCGCCGAAGCCCGCGCCGGAGCCCTGGCCAGCCAAGACCACCTGACCCTCACGCGCCGCCTGACGCGCGACGGCCAGTCCATGCCCGTCACTGGCGTGCAAAACGACCCCCTCAAAGTCAAGGTGATCGCGTGAGCAACGACATGTACCTGGTTCAGCCCATCAAGCTAACCCCCGCCCGCCTCATCAGCACCACTGCCCCCGAGCCCACGCCCGCGTGGGTCTCGGGCACGGCCTACGCGGTCGATGATGCTGTGCTGCACACCTCGCCCAAAACGGGGCTGCTGCACATCTGGACCAGCCTGATGACGGCCAACAACGCCACACCCGGCACCGACCCGACCAAGTGGCTCGACAAAGGCGCGGGAAACCGCCACGCCGTGCTGGACGCCTACAACAGCAGCCAAACCACCGGCACCGGCCCCCTGGTTATGGAAGTACTGCCGGGCTCGGTCTTCACCACCTTGGCACTATTCAACCTGACCTGCAGCAGCGTGCGCGTCGAGATGATCGACAGCGGAGGGGCAACCCTGTTTGACGAGACCAAAGGCACCGACAAGCGCCAAACCGCCAGCTGGTCCGAATACTACTTTTTAGGCTTTGGCGCGCGGCTCACGCAAGCCATCTTCACCGACATGCCCTTTGCCACATCGGCCAAACTACGCATCACCATCGACGGCACCGGCACCGTGGGTGTGGGCCGCATGGTGGTGGGCCGCAAGCAGGTGCTGGGCTGCGTGGAATACGGGGTCCAGCCCTACATCACCGACTACAGCCGTAAAGAGTGGGACCCGGATTTCGGGGACTACGAGTGGGTCGTGCGTGACTACAGCCGGGGCTTTCGGGGCACCGTGCACATCGACAACGCCCAGCTCAACCGCGTGTGGTCCACCCTGATCAGCGTGCGCGCCGTGCCCACGCTGTGGGTCGGCTCCGAAGACGAGCAATTCAGCGAAACGCTGGTGACCCTGGGTGTCATGAAAGACGCCCCGGCCTCCATCAATTACCCCACCGAAACCCTCCTCAATTTCACCATCGAAGGACTGACATGAGCGTTCCAAATCCACCACCCGTCGGCACCGCACCCAGCCCCGCGCCCACCACGCAAGACACCGCCAACTTCGACGCCCGCGCGGACGCCTTCCACCAGTTCTTCCCGAACTGGCTGAATGTGCTTTTCCCGGCCGTGCTCGAGTGGATCAAAGACCGCCTGCTGCAAGTCCAGACCGAGGCCGCGGCCAGCGAGCAAAACGCCACCAACGCCCAGGCCGCGATGACCGCCGCACAGGCCAGCAAAACCGCAGCAGAAACCGCCCAAACCGCCGCCGCAGCATCTGCACAATCCGCTGCTGCGCAAGCTGCCAGCGCCACCGCATCGGCTGCAGTGTCCACCCAGCAGGCTTCCACCGCCACAGCGGCCGCCAACACGGCCACCCAGCAAGCCACCACGGCCACGCAGCAGGCCGCCACCGCCACGGCAGCCGCCAACACGGCCACCCAGCAAGCCACCCTCGCAACAGCTTCGGCCACCTCATCGAGCACTGCAGCGGCCGAATCGCTCGCAAGCAAAACGGACGCCCAGGCATCCAGCGCATCGGCTGCGGCCAGTGCAGCCGCGGCCGCCACCAGCGTCAACGCGCCAGCGTGGGTGTCGGGCACGTCGTACACGGTGGGGCAGGTCGTTTGGAGCGCATTGACCAAGACCACCTACCGCCGAATCGTGGCCGGCGCAGGCACAGCCGAGCCCAGCACAGACCTGGTGAACTGGGAGCCCATCGGCGGCAGTCTTTTTGCACTACCCAACCGGACGCCACTGGCCGACGCAATGGGCATGCTGCACCCCAGCTGGGCTGCCGCGCTCAAATTTGACGCGCCCATCAACCACATCGGCATCCCCGGCGGGGCAGGCTTCGGTGTGGGCATCTGCCCCACGCCACCCGCAGGCATGACCGCGATGTCTGGCTCGGCCGATCGGCTGTCTGCTAACTACGGCAACTACATCAACGGCGACGGCTCCACCGTCGTCTGGATCCCGGCCTTTTACTTGCGCCGTGGCCACGCCAGCAACCCCACCTTTGGGGTCTACGGCGTCAACAGCGTGGACGTAAAGGCGCTTTCGGCTTTCCCGGACGAAGCAACAGCCAACGCCAGCGGCTACTACCTGCACCGCGCATTCGTCAACGGCGGGGTTAACCAGCTGGGCTTTTTCCGCGACAAATACGACTGCTCGCTCAACGGAACCGTGGCCAGCTCCATCCAAGGCGTGCAACCCATGGTGTCCGGCCCGGCGGCTGGGCAAGTGGGCTTTGTCGGCGCAACCGCCAACAGCCAAACGCCCGCCAGCAACTACGGCGGCGCGGTGGCTGCAGCCAAGAGCCGTGGGGCCAAGTGGTTCCCGGAGTCGGTCTTCATTGCGGATGCCCTCAGCACCCTGAGCGAAGCGCACGGCCAAGCCGCCACAAGCACCACACACTGCGCCTGGTACAGCGCGGGCACCACCAACTTTCCGAAGGGCAACAACAGCGGCGCACTGAAAGATGTGAATGACGCCACGGTCACTTTCACCAGCGCAGGCAACGCCACACACCCCGCTTTTGCCCTGGCCGGGTCGGGTGCACCCTTTGCCAAAACCACGCACAACGGGCAGGCGTGCGGGGTGGCAGATGTGGCTGGCAACATCTACAAAATTAATCCGGGCCTGACTTGCGTGGCCACCACAAAGACTATCACCGCCGCCACGCAAACCAGCCCGGTGCGACTGACTGTCACGGCCCACGGCTACACGACAGGCCAGACAGCGCAGGTCGAAAGCGTGGTTGGCATGACGCAAATCAACGGCCGCATTTACACCATCACCGTGGTCGATGCCAACACCATCAGTCTGGACGGCGTGGACGGCACAGCCTTCCCAGCCTACACATCGGGTGGCTTTGTTTTTGCTGGCAAGTTTTACGCCCTCAAGCCCAGCGTGGACATCGCCACCCTGACCGGCGGCGCATCGCTGGCCACAGACTTTTGGGGCACAGCGGGTGTTGCCGCCAATTACGACGAGGTCACGCTCAATTTGCGCACCGACTTCCCGAACAACAGCACGGCGCAGCGATACGGCAATGCAGGCAACCAGGTCTTTGCCTGGGGCACGGCAACCGAGCGCCTCCAAAGCATGCTGGGCATGCCCGCCGTGAGTGGCACCAGTGTGGCGGGCACGGCGCTCATGGGTAACGACTACTACTTCCAGTATTTCCGTCACGACCTCTGTGTGATTTCTCGCGGCAATTGGCTCTACGGCAGCTTTGCCGGGTCTCGGTTCCGCCTTCTGAACAACACGCGTACGGATGCCTACATCGTCGTGGGT